ATATTAAACTATTTTATATTCAAACGGATCATACTCAGACAGTAATTTTCCATTGTGTTGATTGAACGGGTATTCTGCCGTCGAGGACGGCATCTCGGGATGTGAGAACGTCAACGCCAAACTATCAAATTTATTCGTCGAGCAATTGATACGTTTCTTTATTTGCTCTTTTTCTTCTATTCGAAATTTTCCATCCTGAAATGTGAACGTGGGCGCGGTCAATTCGCGAACCATGCCGGGATCTTTTGGCAACCAACCGCCGCGCTTGATCCATTCCGCGCACAAAAACATGATCTCCGAACGCTTGTTAAAAAAACGTGGGTCACGGGCCTTGCCTGAAAAATGTATTTCAATCGGTGAGTGTCCGGCCTGTATCATCGCGTCAACCGCCCCAGCCGCATAACCGCCTGTTCCGTCAAAAAATTCGACTTCGCTCCCCCACTTCGCCTTGGCCATTGCAACGCGCGCGGCTACCTCATGCGATCTCGGGTTACGCATTTCGACTGGCATATACGCTCTCAAGCCTTGCCGAGCGAATATACACCACGGGTCATCACCGAACCTTGCTGCGTCAATTCCAAGGCGTTTCTGCGCGAAGCTATAGGACTCCTCGTCATAGTGCCGATTCATTGCAATATTTACTTCGTCCACTGATAGGAGATTATTAAAACCGACAGGCGGGAATTGTCCTAGAATCGTTGCCATGATCCACGGGTTATCTTTCCCGTACTTGGCGATCTCGGCGCGCGCGTGTTCGATGTCAACGCGCGGTGTTCGCTTGGGGTCATCGGGGTCAGCGGTGATCGTTATTATCAGCCATTGAGCTGTTTCGGATTGGCATATGTGATACAACAATCCATTTGATGACGTTGGGTTTCCGGCGGCAAAAATAGCGCCATCTTTAACCGATCCCGTAAATCTCGGGCTGGCTTTTTGGCTTAACGTGATCGGCATGTCACCGATTTCGTCTAGGAGGATAAACGGATAGAGTGAGTGCAGTCCTGAAACAGAACGCCCGACCGCTTCAGCGTCCGCGTCCTTGGCGTATGATCTCGCCGACAGAAACCAAGTTTCTTTATGTTCGCGCGAAAATATTTTCTCGTTTGTCCATTCAAACGCGGATGTTAAAAATTCAGAACGCGCGCGCCATTTTGCTAACTCGGCCCACAAGTTATCTCGTAGGTTGTCTTTACCTTCGCCGGATATCGCCGCGCCCTTTGGATGCTCGCCCTTATCAGCGAAGCATGAGAGCCTATGCAGTCCGCCCCACGCCAGTACTGTGGACTTGCCAGGCCCGGTACATGCTTTCATACACATTCTACGACGAGGATTATATTCGCCGCCCATCGCCCGGAGCGCATCGGCTTGCCATAAATCAGGCTCGACTTTAAAATTATCACGGACAAATAAAACCGGATCGAGACGCCATTCTTTTATCTTTGTTTGCGCGGGCGTCATGAAGGCTTGCGCCGATTATGTATTTGTTCAAATGCGGTAGCCCACCTACAATTCAATGGCTCATAGTTCCCGTCGTTATTTATCCGGTCTATTGAATGTTTAGGCGACGGCTTAGAACCCATGTCAGATATTACTCCCAGACACTAATTCTTCAAGGGTCAACTTTCCATTCACCTCATGCCGAACAATTAAACGTCCCAAATCCCGACCAAGCATCTCAAGAGCCTTTAATTTATCATACATTTTAATTTTTTTAACCACAGATCCATCTGGCCCATCGTTGATATCCAAACCAGCCACAGCGCGCGCAACTCCAGTTGGCCATTTATCTAATGGCAGCACTTTACCGCCAGCATCTAGCACCAAGCGTATATCCGCGAACGAAACCGCCCTTATCTCGTCAAGCAACCTTTGAACAGCCCACTCATTACGTGATTCTAATGCCTGATTGTATTTCTTCGTTCTCGACTCCTCATCATAGATCCATCGCAGTATTAAAACATAACTCACACTCCACAACTCACACAAGTCAATTAGGCTTCCGCCATTCGCAACGTTATCAAATATCGTGTTGATCGTTTCGGGTTCGTTGATAATTCGCGTCACTCGGTCGTATGCGCTCTCGTTAAAAGGTTCATCAGCCATGATAATTATCTATCAGAAAATGCCGGATATGTCAACCTTAAAGTCAGATTATTCTCCTGACAAATAATCCGCTTGGCGTTCCGTGGCATTGGAATTTTGTTTTGGTTCGGTATTGGTATGACATTAGCGCATTGTATATTTTTGAGCGATCACTGATTCTTTCAGGCCATAAGTAAATTTTACCATCGCCGACTTCGTGAAGATTAAAATTATACATCTGCCTCAACTTCGATAAATCGTCCCAATTTTTGCATTGACACTTTGGGCATTGTTTCGGACGCTCGGCAGATCGTGGAAACCATTGATGGCCGCATTTTTGACAGTTTGAACTCATAAATTAATCTCAATTATTATTGGCGCTTTAAGTTCGACAATTTTTGTTAATCCATTAAAATCCTTTCTATGTCCTGAAAGAACACAACGATCTTTTGATATGGCCAGCGCAACAATAAGATCGTTTTCTGGTTTTCCAGACACAGGATATTTGTCGCCAATTTGAATAACCGCATGGGTGAATTTAAACTTCATTTTATCCTCCATTTTTAAGTGTTCCCGCTGTTCCCTGTTCTCACCTATTTCCCTTAATACCCCTTAATTTACTATACATACTATATACTATATTTATATATTATACATAATACTTTAGTATAAAAGAAGGAACAGAAGGAACAGAAGGAACTGATTGTAAAAAATGTTCCTACTGAAAAAATGTTCCCTCTTCGCATGTAGGAACATCCAAAGGCTTTTTCCAATACCAAAAAGTTTTTGTTCCTACCCTTTTTTTGAATCGCTCCCATTTCAATAAACCAAGAATAGTGCCGATCCTCATCTCATCCCCTTTTTTAACATTCCCAACTGGAATATTTAAGAATTCCGTGGCTATTTTTATAACTTGAATTTCATCTTCGAAAGGCGATAAACCATCAAGTTTTTCAACGATTTTGTCATACCAAATATCTTGCATCCGATATGATTCCTGAACGTCAGCAGTTTCTTCAGTGGGCATTTCGTGCCATTTTTCGCCATTTTTGAAGCGTTCCACGGTCTCAGCGAAAAGTTGGTTGCGGTCACGGATTAGGGATTCTTGGTCTATTATGCCAGTTTCAATAGGCCAAAAACGCGTTCCTCCAGTTGAATCATTGAGAAAATTTTTATCGTTCGTTGATCCAACGAGAACGCATTGCCGGGAATGGTCGCTTGGCAATCTAGCATAAGGAATTCGAAAGCGATCCTTGCGACAGGAGATGATCTGTTTAACACGATTTTTCTCCGCGCGATCCATGCCTGCCAAGTCACCGAACTCCATAATGATATTGCCGGGTAAGGATTGTAAAAAATTATTGGAATGGATGTCCTCCAAAACCTCAGAATACCATTTGCCACCTATTATAGAGAACGCGGTAGATTTTCCGGTCATTTGTTTTGATACTAGAATGACCATTGAACGCATGATGCAACCGGGTGAAAAAACTCTGGCAACCATACTGATCCAGAAGTTTTTGGATGTCGCAAGAACATACGGCGTTGATTTTGCGCCCAAATGAGTACACATAAATTGCTCAATGCGTGGCTGACCGTCCCACTCAAGAGTGTTCATCCAATCCATTGGTTCGTTTCGGTGTTCACGATTAGCGATTATCATGATCGCCCGCCAAACCATAACATCAGAAATACGCGATAATCCGTATTCACGTTGCAATTTTAATGTGAAATTTAAAGTGTCAATGTCAGTCCATTGGCGGGGGCCAGCGGTATCTTGGATAAAAATTTGATTATGAAAATCATCAAACCAACAATGTTTGGATAAATGTTTTTCTCGTTCGAATATATAGACGATATTGTTCTCATTACAAATCGGGTTTCCTGTTGTGGATAGGGAAAGCCCAAGTCGATCCCACAGAGCGATCCCGTGATCGGTTGGCGCGGCTGGCGGCTCATCGACCTGAACGGTCAGATTATTATTGATCGTCACGTTGACCACGCTCACGCACGACTTGGCCCAGTCAATGACCTGCGCCGTTGTCCATTGCTCGGACAAAGCATCGGCTGCGTCCCATGATTTCGGACGTGTGGGATCTGGTTTGATAAGTTTGACCTCTGGACATTGGGCCGTCAGGATGGCCGCGATCCCGTTCATGGCTGACATACCAGGCTCGTCCGCGTCCGGCCATAACAAACAGCGTTTGCCGTACACCGGCGTCCAGTCGGTTTTCTTGTAGGCTTTTGCCCCACCCGACCATGTAACCACGTTATAGGATGACCCCAGAAGCTCACGGGCCGCCTCGCAGGTGCGTTCACCCTCAACGATGAGGCATGGTTTTCCGTTGAGCTTATCCAAGCCGTAGAGTGGCCGCGGCTCCGGGTACGCCTTGGCATGCCACCGCGACCCGTTCCACGTCCACGGCATGAATTCCTTGCCTGATGGCGTGTCGTAACGCGCCACATAGAACAGGATGGCGCCGGATTTGTCACGGTACGCCCATGAGCCGGACGGCTTGCCATGCACCACATGGCTCATGGACGGTTCTGTTGTTGGCGCGGTGACTCTGAAATTATACTGCTGTGCCAGTTGTTCGGCGGCCTCAGATTGTTTGAGGTTATGAATCGCGGCGTAGAGGCTGGTCACGTCAGATCCAGACTGATTTGCGGCAAAATCGGCCCAGAGTCCCGTATTTAGATTTATCCGGAAAGATTTTCCTTGGCCGCCATTTATTGATCCGCACTCATATTCTGCGCCTACGATCTTGCCGCCCGGCACTAATGACGGGAGTATATCTCTGATACGTGATAATAAATGTGCAGCGAGTCCTTCGAAGTCGGGCATGGTTGGGTGTCCTAAAGTTTTGCTCGGCAGAGCGGGTTAAATTAGACAGTTTTATTGACTTTTTTAAGACCGTACCTTGCCCACTGCAAAACAAATCCAAGAGCGAACCACAATTTTTCCTCAATTTTTTTACAAGCAATCTGTCTGCCTAAATTCTCGTCGTAGTTTTCTGGCGCAACACAAGCCGATGTTTCATACTGCACGAATCCCGTGACAGTTTCGCATTTGACAAGGCAAGTTTTTGGATCAATTTGGCTGGCTACG